GAAGTCTTGAAGGGTTTAATCTCTGCGTACGGCCGTTCTACTTTGGGTAAGACTGAATTGGATCACGTAACCGCACAATGGGATGCATTGCCTAACTACATGAACGATGCAAACATTCTACCATTGGTAGACGTTAGCGGTTCTATGACTTGCCCAGCAGGTGGAACCGGTAGTGTAACATGTTTGGACGTTAGTGTATCGCTTGGTCTATACCTTGCTGACAAGAACAAGGGTGCGTTCAAGGACACATTCTTGACTTTCAGTGGTACTCCTGAACTAGTTACTCTAAAGGGTACTATCGTTCAGAAGATCAACCAAATGGTATCAAGCACATGGGCAATGGACACTAACTTGCACAAGGCTATGGACAAGATCCTAAGTGTTGCGGTCAAGAACTCTGTTCCTGAAAGTGACATGCCTAAGATGTTGTTGATCCTTTCTGACATGCAGTTTAATCAATGTGTAACCCACGATGATTCTGCAATGGAAATGATCCAACGCAAGTATGCACAAGCCGGTTATACTGCGCCTAGCGTAGTATTCTGGAACTTGAACAGTAAGGGTAACGCTCCTGTCAAGGCAGACAAGTCTGGTGCGGCTCTAGTCTCTGGCTTTAGTCCAAGCATCATGGCAAGTTTGCTAGGTGCTGATCCTTCTGAATTCACCCCAGAAGGTGTAATGATGAAGACCATCATGAACTATCGTTATGCATGTTAAAGTGCTAACGTAGCCCCCTAAAGGTGTAAGTAGAAATGCTTACACCTTTTCCCATATATTTATTTGACAATAAATAAATTTGGGAGTATAATACTAGTATTAAGGAGTTAGAAATGTGGATTGAAAACGTAGCGGCGGCAGATATACCAACTAGGTTTCATCACGAAGCCGGTGAGAATAGTATGCTGATTAGCATTGTTGACCCGGCAAGTTGGAGACCCGTTCCTGCTCACAAGTTCAAAGAGATTCACAATTTTGAATTCTTGGACGTTGAAAAGGATGACTTTGTTCTTGAGGAGTCAATGAAGTGTAGTCAAGAGCAAGCAAACGAGTTGGTTCGACTGTTGCAACATGCTAAGGACAATAGAATGAACGTTGTTGTTCATTGCTATGCAGGTATCTGCCGTAGTGGTGCAGTATGTGAAGTTGGTGTAATGATGGGCTTTGAAGACACGGGAAGATTCCGTAGCCCTAACTTGCTGGTCAAGCATCGCATGATGAAGGCACTGGGTTGGACTTATGATGAAGATGAAAAGCCAAACATTGATGATTGGCGAACTTTTAAGAGTGTAGAATGAACAAGTTAAACGAAGATGGAAAGGTAGCAGTGTTGTACTCACCCGGCTTCGGTGCAGGTTGGTACACATGGAACTACGATTATCCAGAAATTCTTTTTGATCCAGCAATCGTAAAGTTTGTTGAGAACAAAAAGTGGGCTGAATTAGATACATATGTAACACTGAAGTATCCTGAAATCTACAAAGGTGGCATGACAGACTTGGAAGTAGAATGGATACCAGAAGGTACAGGAAGTGAATCCATCGAATACAAAGAAAACGACCACTGGATGGTTGCGTAAAGGAATAATATGTTTAAAGTAATAGGCAAGAATGCAGAATATGAAGTATATTCATTAGATGATGCAATGTTCTTGGCAAAGAAGATGAATGAGTTTGTGTCTATCAAAGGTACAGACTTTGAAGTCTGTGGCAAGTTTGGTGTAGATAGTGTTGTAGATGGTGTGTGCCCTGACGGTGTTGTGTACGATTGGGACAAGTCGGCACGTATCGGACGAGTAAAAAAGGAACGAGTATAAAATTCCTCATGAAAATTATTGTATACCCACCAGGCGCCGGAGGAAATTTAGTAAGTGCAGTAGTAGATAACAAACTGTATTATTATACCGGTGTTCATTTTGAAACTTATAGAAAAAAGCTAAGAATGAAGACCTACATAGATTCTATGTCAGACATAGATAGGGATAACTATATGATAGAAATGAGTTCTAAATATTTATCCGTACCAAGTCATGTTATTGAATACCATATAAATCGTAAACACGACTTTATACTAATTGCCCCTGTGACTGATATAGAAATTAAATGGTGTATAGATCGATTTGCAAAAATACATCCAACACTTAAAGACTTAGTACAAAATTCAGAGGATGGTTTTAAAGCTTTTGTTGAGAATGGTAAACAACATACTGATAAAGTTATTACAGTTGAAGAAATTTACTCTGGTAAATTACTGGAACGATTAAAAGAATATGTGACTACACCTCTAAATGAAGAATTATACTATACCTGGTTAGAATCAGAAATTAACAAAAAACCTTAAGGAATAATATGCCAGCAGTATTTTTAACAAGTGACACACACTTTGGTCATGCCGGAGTGTGTAGATTCACAGAAGCAGACGGTGTTACTAAGATTCGTCCATGGACTGATCCACATGAAATGGATGAGGAAATGATTAAGCGTTGGAACGATACAGTACGTCCAAACGATAAAGTATATCACTTAGGTGATGTTGTTATCAACAGGAAGTCATTAAGCACTTTAAGCCGGTTAAACGGCGACAAGGTGTTAATTCGTGGCAACCATGATATCTTCCGTGATGATGAGTATAGATTATACTTCCGTGAATTACGTGCATATCATGTTATGAACGGTATGATTTTGAGTCACATCCCGGTTCACGAAGCTAGTTTGGGTCGTTTTGGTGTTAACATTCACGGTCATTTACATACGAATAGAGTAAAGAAGGCTAGGGGAATTGACGCTAAGACAGGTGCAACTTTATACAGCACAGAAAACGATGTTCGTTATCATTGTGTTTGTGTTGAACAAACTGACTTTACTCCTATCTTATTCGAGGACGTTATCAAGCGTATCGAGGCAGAAGGTGGAACAGTTGGTATGCGTAGTGGGAACGGACCCACAATGTAAAATAGACCCTTCGGGGTCTATTTTTTTGGCTATAATTTTGTGTAAACAAAATACAATCTATCATTTGCATCTCTCTTAAACGTATCTAGTTTAAGATTATATTTTTCTGCAAATTCATTTACAACTTCAAAAGTCCAAGGGAAGATATCAACATATGGTCCTGTCTTGTGAGTTATACCTGGATTAGCTCTTAAGTAAAACTTACCACCCTTCTTTAGTAGATTAACACAATGACTAAATCGTGCTTCAATCTCATCACGTGAATTAAAGTTGATACTCCCTAGAGCCATAATTACATCATGGCTTTCTGGTTTTACTTTGTACTCTAATATATCAACTTCATAGTCAGCTTGATTGTTGTATGGGTCGATGCCGATGATGTTTTGAATGCGCCCTTTGAAAGGATGATATCCGCAACCAACATCAAGGACCTTCTCTGGATTCAGTTTGTTAATCTCATCTGCGAGTTCCCAGCCAGTATGTTCATAGTCACCTGTTCTGGGCTTCCAAATCTCACTGAAGAAACGCAAGATGTATCGTTCACTTAAGTCATTGGTGATATCTTTTAATGTCCCTACGTAGTCACATGGTAAATGCAATTCGGCTTCTACAGCATCTTTGAATTTACTATAACGTGCGGGTGTCCAGGGTAAGGCTTGAACAATAGTCTGTTCGGTTATAGAAATTTTTGCATACTTGGGTAAATTAAATGCAAGTTGCAAATTTTCTTGTAAAAGCTTAAAAATTTTAGTATTCATATGATTTTTTTCTAAATGGACTAAATAATTGTCACATCATATTTATTCTTGGAGGATTGATGAAAAAACTTTTAGCATTGTTAGCATTTATACCATTAGTTGCATTGGCATGGCAACCAACAAAACCAA